GTCGAGACCTACACCACAGCACTGACCGAAAAGGGATGGAAGTTCTCGGATGCTCTGGAGCAGGTGGCTTCCACAATGAAGGCCACAATGGATCGGTTCGATCAGACGGTGTCGCAGTTCCTTGCCGATGCAATAACGGAGGCGGCAGACGCGCTGGGCAAGATGATCGCAGGCGACCTCGGCTTCGAGGGGTTTATGAATGCGATCCTGCTGCAGATGGCACAGTTCCTCAAGAACATCGGTGCGCAGCTCATCGAGTTCGGTGTGATGATTATCGCATTCAAGACGACGCTGAGATCGGTGCTGGCGAACCCTTGGGCAGCGATCGGTGTGGGTGCAGCGATGGTGGCGGCAGCTGCAATCATGACGGCACTCATCAATAAGAGTGCGCAGGAAAGCGTCCCGGCCCTCGCGTCCGGAGGTCTGGCCTTCGGAAAGACCTATGCGCTGGTCGGGGACAATGCCAACGCAGCCGTCGATCCGGAGGTCATCGCACCTCTGTCCCGGCTCCAGCAGATGATCCCGGCAGCGGCTCCGCAGAGCATGAACATCACCCTTGGTGGCGAGCTGGTGGCCAAGGGCCGGGACTTAGTGTATGTACTTAACAAGGAGTCATTCAAGAGCTCCGTAATGGGAGGATAGACAACAATGGCAGAAAATGGACTATTGATATCGCAGCTTCCGGCTGCATCGAGTGCGGCAGAGACAGACCTCATCGAGATTGAGAGAGGTGGCCGCAGTTATAAAATCACTCTGGCCGAGATTGGAACCGCACTCGGCCTTGACGATTTCGTGGAGCAAATCCTTGATGTGCTTGGATAAGGAGGCAGGTTATGGCAGATTTTTATAGTGTTGTCCATCGGCTGGATTGGATTCTGGGCCGGGCCGAAGAGTACCTTACCGAGAAGGGAGTGGACTGCAGCAATGCCCATACGATGCTGGATTATGTCAATCTCATCTGTGAGGTTCCCAACGACATCATCCATGTCCGGAATGGACGCGAGCTGTTTCTGAACAATATAGTCATCGAGAAGTTCCCAGAACTGATGCAAGAGGACACATTCACATCGTGTTACAAGATGTGCTATGGCTGTACGGCTCTCCGGACAGTGCCTTGGCTGAGCACCCACAATGTGACGGACTTCATTTATGCGTTCTATGGCTGCACGAATCTGACTTACATCGAGCATATCGACACCAGCGAAGCCACCTCGGTCGGGGAGATGTTTCATGGCTGTAAGAGCCTCGTGACGATAGACTCTCCGCTGGATTTCAGCAAGGTGACCTCGCAGTGCGACACGACCTTCACCACCTGCTCGGCTCTGGAGAATCTCACCTTTACCGGGGAGATAAGGGTTGATATCTGGATCAACGGCTGCATGAAATTGACGGTGGCCAGCCTGCTGTCGGTGCTCAACGCTCTGGCGGATCTGACGGGTACCGGGCTTTCCAGAAAGATTACCCTCGGCTCCCGGAACACCGCGAAACTCACTGCGGCCCAGCTCGCAATTGCCACCGACAAGGGGTGGATATTGGGTTAAGAAAAAATTATTATCTTTGCAGCGATAGAGTTGGTGACTGGGTTTAAAGGTCTGCTGCTGTCAGTCTTGACACCATCGGAGGAATCGTCACTCGGCTCTATTTTTTTATTGCCTCATAGCAGAACGGCCACCGGGAAGGTGACCGTTCTTCGTTTCTGTAGCTATTTCCGGGCTGCTGTCCGGCAACATGGAAACTCTATGGATAAACACTCTGGAGTCGTTTCGCAAGCGGCTCTAAGCCTTTGGCACAAGGCGGCTCGATGGCTCAGAGTGAAGTCCGTTCTGGCAGCAAAGGTAGTGAAAAATATTGCACATTCAAATCTGCCGGAGAAACTCCTTGTTACCGCTGAATAGAGAGCCCTGCGGCACCTGCCCACCTTTTGAGTCCAAGCATCGATTCTGCGGCATTTTGTGCCTCGACGGACGGCTGCGTAGGTTCCGGGTGCTGGCCGTTGATGATTTCGGAAAGTTTCTCCATGTCGTGGTTGACTTTCTGGTCTGTGATCCTCGCGTAGATCTGCGTCGTGTGGATGTTGGTGTGGCCGAGCATTTTTGAAACGCTCTCGATGGGCACTCCGTTTCCGAGGGTGACGGTGGTGGCGAAAGTGTGCCGGGCCATGTGGAAGGTGAGTTCCTTGGGGAATCCGCACACCGCTGAGATCTCCTTCAGATATTCGTTTGTTTTCTGGTTCGAGGGCATGGGGAACACCTTGTTGCCTTTGCCTTGGCCCTTGTACTTCTCTATTAATTTAAGAGGTATATCCAGCAGGCGGACATTCACCGGAACCTTCGTCTTGGTGCGCTTGGTGGAAATCCAGAGGTTTCCGTCAGACCATGTGATGAGCTCGTCGTAGGAGAGGTTCTTCAAATCCATGTAGCAGAGTCCGGTGTAGCAGCTGAAGAGGAAAAGGTCGCGCACCTTTGAAAGTCGCTCGGAAGCAAACTCCTTGTTGTACAGAACATCGAGCTGCTCGGTGGTGAGGTATCCTCTGTCCACCTTGTCCAGATGGAGGTTCTGCATCTTGAAAGGATCGCCAATCACCCAGCCGTTGTTCCGGGCCATCTTGTAAATGCTGGAGAAGCGGTGCAGAGTCTTGACCGTCGTATTGTTGTTGAGCTTGTTGACTGTCCGGAACCACATGTACAGCTTGTCGAGGAACTCCCGGTTGATGCTGGTGAGCGGCAGATCGGCCACATGGAATTCTTCGTGGAGGAAGCGGCTGATTCGGTCGCGCAGCACCTTGTATCTGAAGAAGGCTTCCTTGCCGTAGCCCTGCGTCTGGAGCAGCGGTTCGTATTCGTTGATGAAGCGGTTGCACAGATCCATTATGGTCATGCACCGTTCATTGTCAAGGCTCATCGTATCGTACTTGAGCTTGTTCGCGTCGAGGACTTCTCCTTTGTAAACGGTGTCGTAGTACTTCCTGCGGAAGCTGTCTTTGAACTGTTCGAGAGTCTCGTTGAGTTCCTTGTCGGCCTTGGTGATGCCGACGGTCTTGTACTCTTTCGGGAGCCAGCGTTCCGGGAGGACTGAGAGTTTTGTGGAGACATGGCTCATCTTGCCGTTAATGGTGATACGAGCGAGGATCGGAGCTGTGCCGTCCTTCTTGAGTTTTCCCTTCTGGATCACATAGATCAGAGAGAAGGTCGCTTGGGCCTGCAGGGTTTTTTCGTCTTTGGATATCATATCTTTGCTTTTATGGTTGCAAAATTAGTTTGCAAGTATTTAATTATCACCATATTGGCATAGACAATGAAAGACATCGGAATAGAAAATTAGCGACAGGTTACGCGGTGTCGGTTACATTTTCTGCGGATATGGTCACAGTCTCGAAATTTCTGGTCACATCCCGGCAATATCCGGGGGTTCTGTTCCCCAAAAGTCCGAAGGTTCTGAACACCGCAATAGGTTATGGAGGGTTGAATACGGTTACTAATAACTTACGCCATTATGACTTTTCTTGTCTTTTCGGCCCTCAAAAGGGGCAGACAAGGGGTGACATAGCCGGAGTGCTGGTAACCAGAACCTCCGGACTCCTTGGCCGGGTTTGTCTCGGCTGGAGGAGATTCCGGAGTGCTTGGCCGATGCCTCGCAGTACTTCACCTCGATGTACAAGTTCTGCAAGGACTGCACAGCCCTGAAATATGTGCCTCGGCTCTACACCGAGAACGTGACCACCTTTGTGTATGCCTTCTATGGCTGCACCGCATTGCAGGAGATTGATGGCCTCATAACAACGGCCGCGACCACCCTTGGAGAGTGCTTCCACAACTGCTCCTCACTGGTGGCCATCAACAGCGCCATCAATGTGTCCAACCTCACCTCCCAGATGGACTCCACCTTCACCGGATGCGCCAATCTGGAGATTCTGTCCTTCACCGGGACGCTCCGGGTGGACACATGGCTTTCCGGAGCCCCGAAACTCACAGTGGCCAGCCTTCTCTCCGTCATCGACTCCCTTGCCGACTTCTCCGGTACGGGGACTTCCAAGAAGATCACCTTCGGAGCACGAAACAAGGCCAAACTGACTGCTGCTCAGCTGGCCTTGGTAACTGATAAAGGGTGGATAATAGGATAGTGATGCTATTTAAGGGCTCCAGTCACATCCCAGACAGACTGTGTGCTCTTATCAATTAGATACAATGCTTTCGTTTTCGTAAGAAGGTATTTTTGAGGGATGGGCATCGAGGGGTGTTTTTCCTTTGTGGCCTTTACCATCGAAACCTCAAAAACGAGAAATGCTTTACAATACGGGTCATCTATGGCTTTCTCTATTTGTATTGCTGCCTCGGTATTATTAAAAGGAATAGTGATATGCTGTTCCACATAGATCTCATCGTAATAACTCCTTCTTGAGGTTATTTTAGTCCTATTTACAGGGAATGTAGCGCATACACCATGTTTCCCAATTGTGATATAACCCTGAGATTGACTCCTCTGCCAGTCATATTGCCCAAGAGTAAATACGAAAGCCTTTTTATCTACATTGTACTTATTATTATAGCGCAAATTATAGAAGATGAAATAAGTTTCATTCATCATCTCATCTCGATAGCTCTTTACATAATTGACATACTCTGCATATTCTTTCGATTTCATAAAGGTCTCACGCTGCAAATCGGATGTGTACTTCTCGTTAAAACCATAATAATTGAAGGCATCCAAATTTAAGATTTGGAGGGCGCGTGACACATCTACGGCATCTTTCTCGCCAGTCATCTCATTAATCTGTTCAAATGTTCCACCCTCCGGGTCGATGGCAAGTCCGTTGATAATGCTCTCGTATTTGCTTTGCCCCAAAAGCGAGGAGCATGCGGCAAATAATGATATTATTGATATAAAGAACTGTCTCATTACTCGTTTAAATACTTGTTTTCTACGCAAAGATAGTGTTTTTATACAAAACGGCCATCCGGAAGGACGGCCGTTTTGCGTTTCTTGGCGGGAGAAAGGCCCGGTGTCAGAGTCCGGAGACCATTCTGAAGGTAGGAATCTCAACAGACTGTTTCCGGGCCTTTGTGGTGATTCCTTTGCTCATCGCTGAGGGCTCCGGAGGAGTGTCGTGCTGGCCACCAATCTTGGCGGCAAGGTCGTCCATGTCCCCGGCAATCTTCTGGTCGGTGATGCGAGCATAGATCTGGGTGGTCTTGATGTTGGTGTGGCCGAGCATCTTCGAGACGCTCTCGATGGGCACTCCGTTTTCGAGGGTGACGGTGGTTGCAAAGGTGTGCCGGGCAGAGTGGCAGGTGATGTCCTTGTCGATGTCGCAAATGGCGATAATCTCCTTTATATAGTCGTTCATCTTCTGGTTGGAGAGCACCGGGAAAACGCGTCCGTTCTTGGCGGTGCCCTTGTACTTCTCGATGAGCATCAGGGGAATGTCCAGAAGCGGCACATTCACATTCGTCTTGGTTTTCTGTCGATGGGTGACGATCCACTTGCGGCCATCCTGTTTCTCAATAATCTCCTCCTCGGTGAGCTGCTTGAGGTCGATGTAGGCCAGCCCGGTGTAGCAGCAGAAGATGAACATGTCCCGGACGGCCTCAAGGCGCTTGGAAGTGAACTGCTTGTTGTAAACCTTCTCGATCTCCTCTTTGGTGAGGTAGCTGCGGTCGACCGGATCCAGATGCAATTTGATCTGAGCAAAGGGATTCTTGTGCACCCAACCGTTATCCCTTCCCATCTTGAATATGGATGCCATCTTCTGGAGGAGCTTCACTGCAGTGTTGTTGGCGTTGTTGTGAGTGGAGCGGAGCCAGAGATAGAACTTATCGAGGAAGCGCTTGTCGATTCCGTCCAGCGGCATATCGGTGACCTTGTACTCGGCCTTCATGAATTCCACCACCCGGTTCTGGACAACCTGGTATCGGAATAGGGTCTCCTTGCCGGAGCCTTGCGCCAGTACGAGCTCCTTGTAGTCCTTTATAAACATATTACTGAGTTCCATAAAGGAGTGTGGCACTTTCTCTTCGGTTCCCATCGCCCTCATCTTGATCCTGTCCGGGGTAACATCCATCCCGATGGCCAGAATGTCGTAGTAGGCATTCTGGGCCGAAGTCTGTATCTTGTCGAGTGCCGAGTTAATATCTTTCTCTTCTTGATTGCGGCCGGGGGTGCGCTGGGCCTTTGAATCCCACCTGTCGGGTTTTACGGATTTCTGGGTGGAGAATGTGACCATGTCGCCATTGACAGTGACGCGGGCCAGAATAGGGGCAGTACCATCTGCCTTCATCTTTGTCTTCTGTACAAAGAAAAGTAATTTGAATGTAGCTTTCATCTCTATCGGTTTTTTAATTCATCCTGTTCTTGGCGGGATGACAAGAGTTGCAAGCTGATGCAAAGGTAGGGGGTTGCCCGGTAAGTTCCAAGGGTTCGAATGGACGCTGTAACACAGTCGAGTAGACATAATGAAGACATCCGGGATACGGGGAGTAGACATGGAGGTGACGATTTGCATACTCTGCTCTGTCTATATTCTGTCTATTCCGGCCTTCTTTTTCGTAGTCATTCCGTAGACATACCCCTAATTCTGCACGCGGGTTGTGCTGTAATGGTGAATCGAACCCTCGATATGATGGTGAATCGAACCCCGGAACTTCCGGGGATATTATCGAGGTAACTTTGTCTCCTTTGGGTGGATACCCTGTATCCAAAAAGAAAAATCAGGCCGTAAAAGCCTGATTTTTAGCATTTTGGCGGAGGCGGAGGGATTCGAACCCCCGGAACGTTGCCGTTCAACAGTTTTCAAGACTGCCGCCATCGACCACTCGGCCACACCTCCTAATATGTCTCCTTTCCCAATTTTTCCGTTTCCTTGGAGACTGGCCGCTATTTTTAAAGCGGTGAGTGAGGGAACGCGGAGGGATCGAAGAGGGATTCGAACCCCCGGACCCTTGCGGATCAACAGTTTTCAAGACTGCCGCC